AGGCTCTATCTAACTATGAATCGCTCACACCAAAACAGAAAGAGTTGCTGGCCAATGATGAGAGTATCCAAAAAGCAGTATCTCGCTCTACTGATACTTTGACAACTTGGAATGCTACGACTCCATTTACAAAAGATTTGAAGGCAGATCCTACGAATGTTTTGAACAATGGTCAGTTATCTATCGATAAGATTACAGCTTGGAATTTTGCATCTGCTGAGACTAAGTCTCTGGATGCGGTAGATAATACGAGTGCAGCTGTTGGAAGTGCTATTTTGAGTGTTAATTCACCTAAGCAAGAATCTCCTATTAATTTGTTTGCTGCTGACCAAACGGGCGGAGTACGAAATGAGACGAGCGGTGCTATCAATGCTATCAAGCAATATGATCCAGTGAATATCCTTGCCAAGAATGGCACTAATGACACTGTCAGCGAGGTCAAAAGCGGTGTCAATGGTATCCAGGACAAAACTGTTACTATCAACGCTCAAGATAATGCTTCTAGTGTTCTTTCAGGTATCAAGAGCTGGATCGATAGTGTGACTGGTAATTTCTTTACGAATATCTTTGCGAGCAAGCATGCTCACGGGACCAACTATCACCCTGGTGGACTTGCTATCGTCAATGACCAACGGAACAGCAACTATAAAGAAATGGTTACTCTTCCGAATGGTCGTAGTTTCATCCCACAAGGTCGAGATGTCTTACTTCCTCTTCCAAGAGGTTCTAAGGTCTTGCGAGCGGATAAGACTAGACGTTTGATGCGAGAGATGGGTGTTCCGAAATACGCTTCTGGTATCGGTATCCCGAGCGATGCGAAATTCCTCCGTGAAATGGAAGAAGCGCAACGTAATATCACAATTCAGACTACTAGCGTCCAAAATGGGCAAGATACTGATAAAGTCGTGTCTGAGATGAAGATTCTGAGGTCAAGTTTAGAAAAATTGCTTACCGCTATCCTTAACAAGGACACGAACGCTTATCTGGACAGCTCAAAAGTTACGGATATTATTACCAGGAAGCAAAATGAAAATGAAAGATTACAATTGTTGATGAAAGGAGTGATTGAATGAGCGTAGTTACTATGAATTTTAATAAAACGGATTTAAGTAATCTTATCGAAATCCATGATGTTCGTCGAAATATTGGGAACAATCGCTCCATCGCAACTTCTTACACTTCGAATATTGGAGTCAATGTTCAGCAACAAACTATCGATGCGAAGTTTATCGAAGTGGAGTTCTCCATCTGGTCGAAAAATAGGAATACCCTCAAGCACAAGCTTGCGGGTATTTTTAATGTTAGCAGCGCTAAAAAGCTTGTCTTCTCAGACGAGCCTGACAAATACTATCTAGCCATGCCGATTGAGAGTATTTCGATGCAAGAAACGAGCGGGCGACGGTCAACAGGTTCTATGAAATTTATCGTGCCGGATGGCGTGGCTCATAGCTCTACATACAAGTCGGTTACTGAGCCAATATCTGCGACAGATAGACTTGTCTTTGAGGTGAATAACGAAGGCAATGTTGATGCGTATCCGATCATCACTATCAAGAACAACTCCGAGAATGGGTATGTTGGCATTGTTAATGCTAGCGGTGCTCTAGAAGTTGGAGACCGTGAAGAGGCTGATATCGGAACAGTTAAGCGGTCAGAGGTGTTGATTGATTTTAGAGACGATAGAATTTCAAACGGTTTTGAAAGAGCTACTAAAAACAAGGCAGTGACTAATGACAATGGCGAGAATGTGGTTGGCACATCAGAGGTTGTGACGGTTTGGAATGAAAAACATATTAGACTGAGAAATCAAGCTACTCAAGGAAAATACGGGAACTACGCTACGTCTTTATCGTGGGACATTCCTGTAGATAGTGCTGGAGAGCTCGGTTCTCTTAACGATCACCTGATAGGTAAAATCAATTTTACAACTAATTCAATCAATCAGTATGGATTTATCAAAGTAACCATTTCAGACACTAATGGCCAGTTCTTATACGGTTTTGAATGTTTCAAGCAAAAACAAGGGCAAGATTGTCAATTCAATGCACTCAGATCAGATGGTAAAGGTAGTTACTATTTCTTGAAACGATGGAATTTCATCTGTACGTCAGATAGTAAACAAAACCCTTTCACGTCATCGAATGGACGATTTGAATTAAGTCGAAATGATGATAAAGTTCATATTTACTATAATGGCTCTTATCACAGTTTCACCGTTCCTGAAATCAAGGATAGAAAATCAGCTAAAATCCATGTCATGCTTGGGAGCTATTATGATAAACCTCAACCCGAACACATGTATCTTGATGAGTTGATGTATCGTAAGGATTTTGTCCCAACAATCGGAGATGTCCCCAATCGATATCCCATCGGATCTACAATCATCATCAACAATGAGGAAGACACAATCATGGTTGATGGGATTAACAAGTTTGGAGATAGGGTTCATGGTTCCTCATGGATCAAACTTCCTCCGGGCAAGAGCCGACTAGAGATTTATACATCAAGTTGGGTCCAAAAGAAACCAACGGTGTCTATAAATTTTGAAGAAAGGTGGCTATGATAATGCTCTTAACAATCCATGATATGAACCTACGGCAAGTCGCATCTATCGATAATGACAAGCAGGGGACATTGAATTACTACGATGACTCATGGGTGCGTTATCTACCAACTGGTTCATCAACTTTTGACTTCACTGTCGCTAAGAAACTTTTAAGCGTAGACTCTGCCCTCACAAGAATCCACAATCACCTTAATGAAAAAGCTTTTGTTTCGTTCGAGTACGGAGGACGGACTCACCTTTTTACGATCCACAAAGTACGTGAGAATGAACATTCTATTGAGGTTAATTGCATTAACCTCAACCTTGAGCTAATCAATGAGTATGCCAATCCTTACAAGGCTAAGAAAACAATGTCCTTTGTGGAATATTGCCAGGCAATGGACCTATTGAACTATGCTCTGCTCTCTGTGGGTGTCAATGAAATCTCAGAGAAACAACTCAAACTTGAGTGGAGCAATCAGGAAACGAAACTGGCCAGACTCCTTGACCTTGCTAAGCAATTTGGCGCAGAGCTTGATTTTGACACGAAGTTGCATTCAGATAGCTCTATCAAGTCCTTTACTGTGAATGTCTACCATGAGAATGACGGTGAATATCAAGGAGTTGGGCGAGATAGAACGGATATTAGTCTGACCTATGGTAAAAATATCGGGTCTATCACTCGTGAGATTGATAAGACTGGTATTTTTAATACTATCCGACCTACTGGGAATATGCCGACCGTAGAGGTAGATGACAGCGGAGAACGGCATCTCTCTAGTAAGAGGGTCAAGAACTCAGATGGCTCAACAACTGAGACGATTATTCGTACTGCGTCAGATGGGACGAAAAGTAAGACTATCGTTCATACCAAAATCACAAAGCTTGCGGACAAGACACGTATCACAACGACCACAACCACTCGTTCTGATGGTTCTATTGAGCAGACTGTAACAACTAGCAAGAAGGGCGGACCTTCAAATACTGAGAAACGAATCATAAAACCTCCTAAGAAGAAGGAGAAAGAAACTGATCCTGAAAAAGAGGTTCTGACTCTTGAAGGTCTGGGAGATTGGTCTATTAAGAACGAGAGAGGAGAAGTAGAGTTTTACCAGAGAGGACAAGCTCTGTATGCGCCACTCTCAATGCAACTCTACCCTTCGACCTTTACATCTGCAACAGCTAAGGACCAGTGGACGAGACGAGACTTTCATTTTGATACGGATGAGCCAAATGAATTAAGACGGCTTGCTTACTTGAAGTTAAAACAGAACTGCTATCCAGCTATCACTTATGAAGTGGATGGGTTTGTGGATGCCGAAATCGGCGATACAATCCAGATTTATGATGACGGCTTTAGTCCAGCCCTTATTGTAAAAGCAAGGGTTTCAGAGCAGAAAATCAGCTTTACGAACCCCGCAAATAACAAGACCAAGTTTGCGAATTTCAAAGCCTTAGAGAATAAACTATCCTCTGGTATCCAGTCAGCCTTTGAGCGTCTTTTCGAGGAAGCTAAGCCCTACACTATCAAGCTAGCTACGGACAATGGTATAGCCTTTAAGAATGGCCAAGGTCAGACGATTGTGACCCCTACTTTGATGAAAGGGAACAAGGTTATCAATGCTGGATGGCGTTGGGTTGTGGATGGTGTAATCAAGGCCACAAGCCCTAGTTACATTGTAAGGGCTGCTGACATCAATCAAAAGATGGTTTTGACAGTTTCAGCCTGGGTGGATAACAAAGAGGTAGCCTCTGAGCAGTTGACTCTAATCAATACGTCTGACGGAACGGCAGGAAAGACTCAGTACTTGCATAGAGCTTGGGCCAACTCAGAGGACGGACGTGATGGTTTCAGCACCTCATCAAGTGCTAACAGGCGCTATTTTGGTACTTACACTGATTTTGATGAGGCGGACAGTCAGGATCCTACAAGATACAACTGGACGGCTCTTTTCGATAATGTAAAAGGCGGAAATCGTAACTATTTCAAAAATGGCCGGGCTCAGCAAATCAACACAGGAAATAATGAAACGTATGACATGCGGACTTTCATTTTTGATGATTTTTGGAAAAACCCAGACAGGTTAAAACCAAATTATGTGCGTATAGCATTTGAAATCAGCCTATCTCCAGCACTAGCAAAAGATACGCAGGCGAATGTTCATTTTTCAGCTAGTCCCTGGTACAAAAATCAAATCGTCTTAAAGGGTGGGGTTACTACTCCTCAAAAATTTGAGTTTGACATTGACCTGTCAAACGCCTCAGAGTCTTACAAAACAGATAATGTTTTCATCCGCTTTGGTACAGGTCATGGATTTCCTGCTAACCAGACGGTCACGCTTGAAAATGCTATGTTAGCCGTGGGAACTAATTTTCTTGGCTATGTGAAAGCTATCGAGGATGTAGAGACTGACATCAATTCTAAAGCCGATCAAGGGCTAACTCAGGAGCAACTCAATGCTCTAAATGAGAAAACTGGAATTATCCAGGCTGAGCTCGAGGCTAAGGCTAGCGCTGACACGCTTGATAATTGGATAAAGGCTTATAAGGACTTTGTCAACTCAAATGAGACAGCAAGGTTACAAGCTGAGAAAGATTTGATTTCAGCTAGTCAGCGTGTCTCTAATATTGCCAAAGACTTGGGAGAATTGTCTGACCGCTGGAACTTCATCGATACCTATATGAGTTCCTCAAATGAGGGGCTTGTGTTTGGTAAGAATGACGGTAGCTCTAGCATGCTATTTAGCCCAAATGGTCGAATTTCAATGTATTCAGCAGGGGTTGAAGTGATGTACATCAGCCAAGGGGTCATCCATATTGAAAATGGTATCTTCTCTAAAACTATCCAAATCGGCCGTTTCAGAGAGGAACAATATCATATCAACCCTGATATGAATGTCATCAGATATGTAGGATAGGAGGAAGTATGGCAAAGTTTAGTAATTCAAGTGGGAGCTTGTATCTCAATGTCTATGTAGAGCAGGGGTCTCAGAGTATCACGGCTAACACCTCAACGGTCAACTGGCGGATGACAGTTAGCCGTACAGGCGCCTATTACACTCATAACCATCAAGGAGACAGCACTTTGTCTCTCAATCTTGATGGTCAAAACGTGCATTACAGCTACCCGACGTGGGAGACATCAGGCGAGGAGTACACTCTTGCTAGTGGGTCAAGTACAATCAGCCACAATGCTGATGGAACTAAGACCTTGCCTGTATCATGTACGTTCAATCCAAACAACGGCCTGCATGGGACTATCACAGTCTCAGCAAGTCTAAGTCTGACAACTATACCACGCTCTAGCTCTGTAAGCGTGAGCGCTGGGGTGATTGGTAGTGCGGTTACTATCAATATCAATCGTCAGAGTTCCAGCTTTAAGCATACAGTGCGCTATTTCTGGGCTGGCAAGAGCGGAACGATTGCAAGCAATGTAGACACATCCACTAGCTGGACGATACCTCTTGATTTTGCCAACGACATTCCAAACTCAGCGAGTGGTACAGGGACAGTCTATGTAGATACCTATTCAGGAAGCACCAAGACTGGAACGAAGTCCACTACATTCACGGCAAGCGTGCCAGCAAATGTCAAGCCTACTTTTACAGGGGTTTCCTTGTCAGACTTGAATGGCGCTGCTCAAAATCTCATCCCTAACTCTGATACATTCATCCAGGTAATCTCTAACATCAAAGTAGCATTTAATGGCGCAGTAGGCTCCTACGGCTCATCCATCACTGGATACTATGCCGAAATCGTCGGCAAAAACCAGTCTACAAGCTCAAACGGTGGAAGTCTGGGCATTATGAACTATCACGGCACTATCAAAATCAGAGCGAGCGTGTCTGATAGCCGTGGCCGCTGGTCGGATACTAAAGAGGTATCCGTGACTGTCCTTGAGTATTTCGCCCCTGCTCTCAGCTTTAGTATAGCTAGAACAGGCTCAACCTCTAGCACGCTAACCGCTACGAGAAATGCTAAAGTCGCCCCTCTGACCGTCTCAGGAAGTCAAAAGAACTCAATGACCCTGACTTTCAAAGTTGCTCGGCTTGGAACTACTAATTTTCAAGCGGATACTGGACCAGCCACTGGATCCTGGACAAGTATTTCAAGCCTGGTCAATTCCCAGGCTAACCTCGCTGGCACCTATCTAGCTAATCAGTCCTGGGTCGTTATTGCTACACTAGAGGACAAATTCACTCGTACTGAGTTCATGGTCAACGTTGCCACAGAAAGCGTAGTCTTATCTTATGACCGCTCGGGTGTAGGTATCAACAAAATTCGTGAGCGTGGAGCTTTGGATGTCAAGGGTGACGTCTATGTTAATGATAAACCTATTCAGCAGTATCGGCTGACAGATAACAATGGGGGTCTAAGTAGAGGTAGTGCTCAGTGGGATGATATTTGGAATAAGCAAGCTACAGAATTTGGTTGGAGAAATGGAAAGTACGCAGACAACCCTACTGGAAACGATTGGGGTTTATATCAAAATTTTTGGCTTGATAGCTGGAAAGGAGTGCAATTTTTCACAGGGATAACATCAAATAGGTTTTTCTTTAGAACCTACAACAGCGGTAATAGATGGGCTCCGACACAATGGAAAGAGATTGCTACTAAAGATGACATTCAGAGCACGACTTGGCAAAATCTTCCTTTACAAAACGGCTGGACACATCATCAGCAGTACAATAACATCCAGTTTTCAAAAACGTTTGACGGAGTGGTTTATCTGAGAGGTTCAGCCCATAAGGGCAAGACAGCCAACGAGACAGTTATTGGGACTTTGCCAGTTGGGTTTCGTCCAACACAAACACTGTTCGTCTCAGCACTCAACAATAGCTACACAGTCGCAACGCTAGGTATTTACTCGAACGGAAACATCGTTGTAAAATCAAACGTTGACGCCACTTGGCTCAACTTTGATAACGTATCTTTCAAAATTTAAAGGAGGAAATATGAAATTAGAATATGGGGCGAAATCCCAAGAATTTGACGCAAGCGGAACAGCATCAGCTACAAAGGTCACGTTAGTCAATGCAGACGGTGCTATCGTACCTATCTTGCTACCAGCTGACAAAATCGGTTTGTCAAACACTGAGCTTTTTGAGATGGCTCTTGAAGTTTTGTATCAGGAAAACTTCCCAAACCGAGCAGAAACCGAAAAATTCAGCAAGGTGGATGAGCAACTCAAGCAAAACAAGGAAATGGCAGCCAAGGTGGAGCAGGCCACTACTGAAAACAAGGAAAACCTTGACGCAGTGTCAGCTATCATCGAGGTTCTTATCGCACTTGCCATATCTCTAAACGGGGGCATGCCTACTTATGCTTACAATAAAGTAGCTGGGTTCATCAAGTCACTTGTTAAAAGTACACGATACGGAAACGGCGATATTGTCGCAATGCCTTATCCGTTTGATACGAATCCGAAATGGCCAAAGGGTACGCTGACCATTTTCAAGTTCCAGATGCAGGCCACAGAGGGCTACACATGGAAAGAACAGTCGCTTGCTGAAATGCTACAGCAAGGTGTGCTTACCGTGGTCATGCCACGTA